CAACCTCGTTGATAAGCCTAATGAGATGAAGGTTGTTGAGAAGGATGCTAAAGCCAACACACAAGATACTCTCGAAAACAAAGAAAAAAGAAAGTCTAAGACTGCTAAGGTACCTGTAATGACTCAAACTCCGAAAGGAAAACTTGAAGCATTTGCAACTCCCGGTAAGGAAAAAGTAATGGCTCTCAAAGAACATATTCTTGATGAAATGACTACCCGAAATCCTCATCACGAAGAGATTCATAAGGGTAACGAGGTTTATAAAAAAAAAGGTAACGGTACCCCCGGTAAAGTAGTTGATTTTGATGGTCATACTGCTACAGTAGAATGGCAAGATGGCCATAAAGAAGATTTACAAAAAAACGTACTTACAAAAGTTAAGCCTGAAAAGACTACTACAGAGCTTCCTTCTAGCGAAATGAAACCTCGTACAATGGTTCCATGGAGCAATAACGAAGAAAAGCTCAATGAAGATCCTGTAGGGCAGCAAGCAGCAGGCGATGAAGAAGAAGAGGCTAGCTTACGTGCTACCGTTATTAGGAAAGAGGATAAAATTAAAGATCTGAAAGAAAAACTTATTAAAGCGTTGACTAAAGAAGCCGGCGATCTGGTAAAAGCGGCTGACGGAACCTTTTTAGGCGCAACTGCTACAGGAAAAGGCCAAAGTTTAGCTAGAAGTATAAAGAATCAATCTAAAGGCGGTATTAATCCCATCGTTACAACAATCAGCTCATGAGTAAGCAAGTCTTAATAGAATATCTACCATTCACACCCTTACCTAGGCAACTACACGAGGCTAGAATGAATCCTAAAGCCCCACTTATTGTAGCCGGTCTCGTACAGGCTGCCGATAGACCTAATGCTAACAAGCGTATCTACGACTTTGATACTTTAGCTAAGCAAGTAAAACTCTATATCGACGGACCCATTGCTGAAAGAAGGGCGCTTGGGGAGCTTGATCACCCAGAATCTTCTGTTATTAACCTTAAGAATGTTTGTCATAATATTACTAGACTCTGGTGGGATGGTAAGAATCTCATGGGTGAGTTTGAAGTTTTAGATACACCTTCAGGTAATATACTACGTGAATTATTTATGAACAATATTACAGTCGGTGTCTCTTCACGTGCAATGGGGTCGGTTTCACCAATAGGTGAAGGTCTCGTTCAAGTAGAAGATGACTTAGAATTGATTTGCTGGGATTTCGTTTCTACACCTTCAACATATGGTGCTTATGTAAAACCGTTGGAAGGATTAAATGAATCTTATGATCCAAACGGCGGTGAGGGTAGGAAAAACAGTATTAATAGACTAATTTCAGATATTATTTGCACCCAAAGCGGTGTTTGCTGTATAAAATAAAACAACTATGAAACAACATCTTAACGAAATTAGGAAAATGCAGCATATAGCTGGATTGATTAATCAATCACAATCAAACGAAGCATTCGAACCAGACTACGATCGAGGCGGGTATTTTATGGATATGCTAGAAGAAGCTATTGGTCCTTGGATAGATAGTAAAATAAAGGATGGAGAAGAAATTGAACAAATTAAAGCTGAATTACACTACGACGTAGATAAAATAGTTGATAGCCGTAGTAAGACTTATTTTTAAAAAATAAGAAATCCTAAATAATTAATTTCTGACATTATTTGCACTCAATCAGGTGTTTGCTGTATAAAATAACGATCATGAAACAACAACTTACCGAAGTAAAAAGACTGCAAGAGCTTGCAGGGGTTGTTGAGCACGAGCATAATTTTTTAGAAGACCCTAACCCTTTAGACGATCTACCATCGGTGAAGTTAGATATTGACGATAACGGAATGATGAAAATCGAATTAACCGCTTTTTTTCATACTCCGGGTAACGGAAAAGTTCCGCTATTGATTAATAACCCAGCACTTCAGGAAGTAGTTATGAAATCAATTCAATTAGAATCTCAAAAAGCCTTTAGAAAAGCCGTACACGGAGTACTTGGAATCCCTTACGGCTTACCTGAATAAAAAAATTTTCACTAAGAATCAAGGTTTTCCGTACAGGCAGAGATATTTATGAACGTATGCCATCCTAATATGGCATCTCGTATTCTATACACCCTTATATTGCTACACTCTAATTAGCAATCCCCGAAACAAATTTAAGATGGAAAATCAAGAATTGTTTAAGCAAGCAATCCTTGACGCAAAGGCTGTTCGTGAGACTGCAATGGCTGCCGCCAGAACTACTCTCGCTGAGCATTTTGAACCTTTCATCAAGGAAACCATGGCAAAAGAACTCACAAAAGAAGAGCACGACACCATGGAAGAGGATAATGAAATGGAAGAAGCCATGAAGCATCATAAAAAACATGATGCTACTGAAATGGAAGAAGCCATGAAGCATCATAAAAAACATGATGCTACTGAAATGGAAGAAGCCATGAAGCATCATAAAAAACATGATGCTACTGAAATGGAAGAGTCTACACTAGATGAAATCTTAGCCGAGCTAGATGCTCTTTCTGAAGAAAATATCGAAGAAGGAGATCACACAGTCGATGAAGGACACGTTCCCGAAGACGGCTACGTTGGAAAAGCAGGCAGAGGTGCAACCGGTTATAATGAACGCGCCGGAGTATCACATGGCGATGGAAAACTTCACGAAGCTGATGATGAAAAAGAAGAAGAAGACGACGAGGCTGAAGAAGCCGGCGAGGACCTTACTAAAGACATCGAAGCGGCTAGAGGCGGTGAAGAGCAAGAAGTAGTTGATATTACTGTAGGTGAATTGAAAGACATCATTCGTGATGTATTCATGCAATTACAGGGCGGTGATATGGCTCCTGGAGCATCACTAGATGGCGGTACTGAACTTGCAACAGATTTAGGAAGCGGCGGAGAAATGGAGGCAGGAGAAGAAGAAATCTCTCTTGATGAAATTCTAGCTGAACTTGAAGAAGAAGAGCATAAAATGGAAGAAGTTAAGAAAAAGCATCACCACAATGATAAAGTAGATGAAGGTACAGGACCGGGTGGTGAGATCGATCCTAAAGCCGAAAGCACTTACAAGGTTGAAGAAATTAAGAAAGAGCTTAATGAAGCTGTTAAAACGATAAAAGCACTTAAAACCGAACTTAATGAAATCAATCTTTTCAGTGCAAAACTTCTATATGTAAATAAAATATTCAAGGCAAAAAATCTTTCTGAATCACAAAAAACGAAAGTAATCAACGCATTTGACAGAACAACAACAATCAAAGAGGTTGAGAATACTTACAAAACTTTACTTGAGTCAATTAGTGTAGAAGCTAAAAAAACTTCACTTAAAGAATCCGTAGGTTTTGCATCAAAACCAATCGGTAGCGCTCCAGCTCGTCCGATTGTTGAAGCCGATGCTTTTGTATCAAGATGGCAACAGCTTGCTGGAATAAAAAAATAACAATCTCTAAACTAAACATTAAAAAAATGTCAAACCTAGTTAATTCCCTTTTAGAAAGCGCTAACCCATATACCGATCAAATGGGGGTTAGTCAGAAACTTGCTAAGAAGTGGGCTAAGTCCGGCCTACTCGAGGGTTTGAAAGATTACGACCGAACTAATATGGCCGTTATTCTTGAAAACCAAGCAAAACAACTCGTACTTGAATCTTCTACAACTGGTGGTGGCGTAACCAACGGTGCAACTTTTACTCCTGGTAATGGTGAGCAGTGGGCTGGTGTAGCTTTACCTCTCGTTCGTAAGATCTTCGGACAAATTGCATCTAAAGAGTTCGTTAGCGTACAGCCAATGAACCTTCCTGCTGGTCTAGTATTCTACTTAGATTTCCAGTATGGTAACAACATCCCTAAGCCTTTCGTAAAGGGACAATCTGTTTATGGTACTCTAAACCAAACAGCTACTAGCGGATTCGGTAACTTAGCCTCTGGTGGTCTTTATGGTCAAGGCCGTTACGGATATTCTATCAACCAGTTTTCTGCTTCTGCAGGTACAGTTGTAACAACTGCCGCAACTTTTGCTAACGTTAACTTCAACAATGACTACTCTCAGTCTGTTGTAGATAGCAAGATGATTCAGATCGCAGTTCCTACTGCTTCTTTAAGCACCCCTGACCTTAACGGTATCCGTGCTTTCGAATTGAGCGCTAGCTCTGCTATACTATCCCCTTCTACTTTGATTAATGATTTTACTACTTTATCCGGTGGCGATATCTTATTCTATGTAAGCGGATCAAATGCAGCAGCTATCGATGCTGTAACCGGTTCAATTATTGTATTCTACAATAAGCAAACCAATTTCCAAACTCGCGGTGATTTTGAAGATGCTCCTGGCGATACACCAACACCATTCTCTAATCCGAACGCTGCTTCTTCAACTCAGATCGTTATACCCGAGATTAACGTTCAGATGAAGTCAGAGACCATCTCAGCTAAGACACGTAAGTTGAAAGCACAATGGACTCCGGAATTCGCTCAAGATTTGAATGCTTATCATTCTCTTGATGCTGAAGCAGAGTTAACCGGTATGCTTTCAGAGTATATCTCTCTTGAGATCGATCTCGAGATCCTCGATATGTTAATCGAGAATGCTCAGACAGTTGCAAACTGGTCTGCACAGATTGGTAACCAAATTAACGCAGCTGGTACTGCTTACACTAGCAATACTGCTGGTGCTTACTATAACCAGATGTCTTGGTTCCAAACTTTAGGTATTAAGCTTCAAGCTGTATCTAATAAAATCCACCAACTGACTTTACGTGGCGGTGCTAACTTCCTAGTATGTTCACCAACTGTAGCTACAATCCTTGAATCTATTCCTGGATTTGCAGCTGATACTGATGGTGCTGCAGATACTATGAAATATGCATTCGGCGTTCAGAAAATTGGTCAGTTAAACAGTCGTTATAAGGTTTACAAGAACCCTTATATGACCGAGAACACTATTCTATTAGGGTTCCGTGGTAACCAATTCCTAGAGTGTGGTGCCGTTTACGCTCCATACGTACCGTTAATTATGACACCTCTAGTGTACGATCCAGATACCTTTACACCAAGAAAAGGTATTATGACTCGCTACGCTAAGAAGATGATTCGTCCTGAATACTACGGTAAGGTATACGTTGCTAACTTAAACGTAGCTCAAGCTAGCTAATTCAGACTAGCTTAAAAAATAAAGACCGGCCCTGTAAGGCCGGTTTTTTTTATACTTATATCTACTATTTATATTAAAATTATTAATGCCTACTCTGTTAGATTTAAGCAGAGATCCATACGGATTAAACGGTGGTACAATCGTCAGTGATCAATAAATACAAAAGCTGATGCATTTTGGTATCTACCAGTAACAAATACTACCGCAATAATATCATTCAGCAGTCTAACTGGAGGACCGATTAGCGCATCATTTACAGCCGGTAACGGTATTTTCGGCGCAATTACTGAAGTCTCACAGTCATCCGGTATCGCCGTTCTCTACTCAGGTTCTTATCAATACCCCCACCCCTAATATAAATCCTTGAAAATATATAATATAGAACCCTCTTTTGAGGGTTTTTTATTCTCTTTTGCTTACTATTTATATCAAACGGTCTATGCATGGTGACAACAACAGTTACAAGAAAGAAAAAACTTAAGAATCCAATTAAATTTCAGGTTACACTTAATGAAGAACAGAAAGTTGCGAAATCAGTTATTCTTGAAAACAAGATAACAGTACTAAAAGGTAGTGCAGGATCAGGAAAATCGATAGTAGCTGCTCAAGCTGCACTCGATCTACTCTTTACCGGACAGGTTGAAAAGGTAATACTAACTAGACCTGCCGTAACTGCTGGAGAAGAATTAGGTTTTATGCCCGGAGATAAAGACGCTAAGCTAGCTCCCTATACAGCAGCTATATACGATAATATGTATAGGCTCTATAATAAGGAAAAGATAGATAGAGAAATTATTGAAGGTAGAATAGAGGTTATTCCGGTAGCATTTATGAGAGGCAGGAATCTTACAAACTGCTGTGTAGTAGTAGACGAAGGCCAAAATATTACACACAGGCAGATGGAGCTAATTCTTGGTAGAATATGTGAAGGATCAAGAATGATTATATGTGGTGATACTGCACAGATTGATTTAAAAGATAAAAAATTATCAGGTTTTGGATTTATATGTAATAACTTGACCAACGTAATAGGTTTTTCAGTTGTAACTCTGAAAACTAATCATCGCGATCCAATCGTTGAAGATATTTTGAAAATTTATTTAGATCATAGAGATTAAAAAATGGCTAATCCAATAATTTATAACGGCGATCCAGGGCCAATTTCAGGCAGTACCCCATTTGGATTTTACGATAATGACGCAGATTATCAAACCGATGGACCAAAAGTAGCAAACTACTGTGCATGGAAACTAGGATATCCCGTACTCGACGTTGAACTACAGTCCGGATCGATTTACGCTTGTTTTGAAGAAGCCGTTTCAATCTACGCCGAAGAATTATATCAACTTAAGATAAAAGACAATTACCTAACGCTTGAAGGACAGCCGACTTCCTCTCTATTAAACAGTATTGTAGTCTCGCCTAACTTAACCAACCTGGTTAATATAGCCGAAACTTACGGTCAAGTAGCAGGAGTAGGTGGATTTATAAGTTGGAGAAGTGGTTCGTTGGAACTTATATCTGGAGAGCAAAACTATAACGTATACGACTGGGCAGTAGCATCACAGAGTATGAGTCCGGGAGATAGAATAGTAATTCAAAGAATAATGTATCAAGCACCGCCTGCGATTTACGGATACGGGTATGGTGCTTATTATCCTCAATTAGGTGGATCGGGTGCATGGCCTGGTAGTTGGGGCGGATACGGAGCTATGGGTGGAGGGAACAACGCTGCTACTTATTATCCTGTATTTTGGGATATTCAAAGAATTCAAGAATTAGAAATGTCAAATGACGTACGGCTTCTTGAATGGTCGTTTGAGCTTATTGGAACTAACTTAAGAATTACTCCAGTACCTCTAGGCAGTAATTATGGCGGATACCGTTCATGTATTTCAATTCAATATGCATTCCAATCAGACCTTATGTCTTTGACAGAAAATAGCCCATACGGCAGTAATAAAGGTCTAGTAGCAAATGCAGCATTAGCTCCATACGGTCTAATCACATACTCCTATATTAATCAACCGGGCAAACAATGGATCAAAGAATATACAGCTGCACTTACTTCTGAATTGCTTGGTTTGATACGCGGAAAATACCAAACTGTACTTATTCCAGGGGCAGAAGCTACACTCAATTTTGCTGATTTAATCTCACGTGGTAAAGAAATGCAAGTAGCTTTACGTGAAAAATTACGGCTTGACTTCGAAGACATGTCAAGACAGAAGCAGCTTGAAAGAAAACAGTCTGAAAACAATTCTCTTAACGATACTTTAAATAGTATACCGTTAATGGTATATATCGGATAACTATGGCACTATTCGGTTCAGTAAGAGATGCAACAATGCAACTTGGCGTAGCCGGCGAGTTTGTAAATAACGTAGTAACCCAGCAAATAGGCTACTATAAGATAGTAATACCCTCATCCCCTCCGAATATCTATGGCGAATCATCCGTTAAGCAATATATCGGCCCGGTACTTTTAAACTGTTTAATAGTCAGGGGCGACTTCTCAACAATTACCGATAATAATTTCGGACCTGATAGTAGAAGGGAAGTAGATTTTAGATTTTTAAAGCCAGATCTAGAATTAGCTAATATAGTGCCTGAGACCGGTGATATTATTATGTATAACGAATTATATTACGAAGTAGATAATACTAACGAAAATCAGCTTTTCCTTGGAAAAGATCCCAATTATTCTTACTCTGAAGGATTAAACAACTTTGGTACTAGTTTTTCTATCATTCTAACCACCCATATGACATCACCTGAAAGATTAGGTATAACACAACAGAGACTCTAATATGCCACAAATAGTACGTCCAGAGAATAGAAGGGAGTTTATGAATAAACTTATCATACCTGCTGATCCGCAGTATGGCAATCCAAATATAGTTTTTTCTGAACCTTTCAAACCAGGACAACCTGAATTTAATAGGGCATATGAAACTGCTTTTGAACCTACAGGAGACAAAAAATACTCAATAGGATTAAAAGATATTGATCAATCAATAATGTACCATTTTGCAAACGTTCTTAAGCTTACGGTATTTCAAAACAATTCTACGGTACTTGTTCCCGTTATATACGGTTCACCTGAAAAATGGAAATCAATACAAAAAGACGGATACTATCGTAATAATGTAGCAAAAATAATGTCCCCTCTTTTAGTTTTTAAAAGATCTTCAGTTGTACAGAATAGAACGCTCGGAAATAAAATAGACGGTAATGTTGCTAAAAATGTTCAACTATACGAAAAGGCTTTCTCAAAAAGAAACGTATATGATAACTTCAATGTTTTGCAAAATCAAAAGCCGCAGAAAGAATATACGGTTGTAGTTACGCCTGACTATGTTACTGTAAATTATACAGTAATAATGTGGACAAACTATGTTGAACAAATGAATAAGTTGATAGAAGCTGTAAATTTTGCTTCTAATTCATACTGGGGTGACCCCGATTCATTTCAGTTTCTTGCAAAAATTGAGACGTTTAATGACGCGCAAGTCTATGATCAAGGTGAAGATAGATTGGTAAGAACTGAATTTGATTTAACTGTCAACGGTTACCTTATTCCGGATTCGCTAAATGCCTATTTAGCACAGCTTTCAGGAAAAACTTATAATATATGTAAAATAGTATTTACAACCGAACAGGTGCAGTAAGGTAGGTTTCTTATTGTTACGGAACGAACTATTTATAATCAAATTTCATAGAGTGGCAGATACTATATCAACTTCCGGTATATCCCCCGGTCAATTAATTAAGTCCGAACAGGTTCTCAGAATTATTTACGCTCTAAATGGAGTAAGCGGTAGTACAATCCTTATTTCAGGTAGTCTTGGAGTAAGTGGATCTGCAAACTTTTTAAATACTGTTAATTTCTTTGCAGGATTAACCGGTTCATTATTTGGGACCTCTTCTTATGCTGCTACCGCATCGGTTATACAAGGAGCGGCTACAGGGTCTTTAATTACAACAGCTTCATTTTCTAATCCTTCTATTACATTTACTAAAGGAGACGGTTCAACTTTTTTAGTAAATTTAACAAGTCTTGTTCCTCTTACAGCATCACATGCTTTAACTGCTTCTTATTTTAGCGGTTCAATCTCAAATGCTATATCTGCTTCTTATGCTCTTACAGCATCGTATGTTGCTAACGTATCATCTTTCCCTTTTACTGGAAGCGCTATTATAAGTGGTAGCTTAAATGTAACAGGAAGTACAAATATAAGCGGCGCTTTATTTGTAAACGGTCTTTCCCTGAGTGCAGAGAATGGGGGACAATTAGCTATATGGAAATATACATCAAGTTTAAATACAGGAGTAGATCCTGGTAACGGATTTTTTAAACTAAATCAATACTGGTCATCATCTCCTACTGCTGCATCGTTCGACAATTTTGCGTATGATCCAAACGTAAGTTTTTCAGGTTATTTAGATAATCTAACAGTAGGTACAGTAATAAAACTTGTAAGCCTTGCAGAAGCAGGTACCTTTAAACTACTACAAATTACAAGCGTAGCACCCCCTGAATCTGGTTACGAAAGTTATGGAGTATCACAGTTAACTTCAGCAGGTAACGACCCCGCTGAAGGAGATCAATTTGCATTTATACCAGTAGGCGCATCTGGGGAGGGTTTTAATACAATCAACAACGCAGGACCTGGTAGATTAATTATTTCTGACGGTTCGACTAATGCTGCTACAGCGTCATCTGATTTAATTTACACAGGTAGTACTTTTTTCGTAACCGGGTCAGCTACTATTGTAGACATATATAGCAATTATTTTTATGTTAGAAATAAACAGACACAACAGCCTGTATTTACAGTAAGCGAAAGTGTTGTACAGTTCGCGACTCAATCAGCGATTCCTACCGGCACTGCACCTAATGGAGGAATATGGTTTACATCAACTAATCTTTATGTAGGTTTAGATTAAAATTAACTATTTATTAAAATAAAAAGACAGAAAAATGGCAAATTGGAAAAAAGTAATAGTATCGGGAAGTGTAGCTCAGTTAAGTAATTTAAGTATTAGTAGTAACTTAGCTGTAACCGGCTCGGTAAACGCTTTAGGACTTACTAATGCAAATAAGCCGAATATAGTTTCTTATGATACAACTACAGGTTTATTCACTTATCAAGGTACCGGTTCATTTACCGCAACTACTGCTTCTTATATTTTAAGTAGCGGGGTAGATGGCCCTCTAGGTATGAATAGCATACTTACTGCCTCTCATGCCGTAAGCGCTTCAATTGCAGGTAGAACAAAAGGTACTTTATCTCAAGTAGCTGGCGGGGGTCTTAATGCTTTTTCTTTCAACGGTAGTACTGACGTAACAGTAGAAGTCAGCGGTGCTGCTCAACTTTCTCAAAACGCTATTACAAAGTGGAATGACACAGATAATAAGTTTACCAATTCGAGTCTCTTTGATAACGGTACTTTAATAACCGGTAATACATCGATAGTACTTACAGGCGCAAATTCAAGCTTAACTGGTTCATTTAGCGGATCATTTAAAGGAGACGGTTCACAACTAACCGGCCTTGTAACTGAATTAGACTTCTCTGGTTCAACCGGAAGCGGTAATGTAGATCTTTTAACTCAGGTATTTACAATTACCGGTACAGCTAATGAAATAGAAACATCAGCTGCCTCCCAAACCCTAACAATCGGGTTACCTAATAACGTTACTATTGGTAACAATTTAGTAGTTAGTAATAATTTAACAGTATTCGGTACTGCTAGCTTCCAACAAACAACAAATCTTGAGGTTGCAGATAGATTTATTCTTCTTGCTTCTGGATCAAACGCAGCAGGTGATGGGGGTATCGTAGTACAGCAAGGAACACAGAATGTAGGCGAATTATTTGCATTCGATAGCGGAACTACAAGATGGGGATTAACTGGTTCATTTACCGCCAATCAAAGTACTTATACACCTGATGCATTTATGGCAGCAGCGGTTTTAGGTTCAAGCGGAGATCCAACAACAGCACCAGGTAGGTACATTGCAAAAGGTAATATATTTATAGGTAATGACGAAACAATTTGGATATATTCTTAATAGAGTTTTCAAAAGAGTAGTTATGGGTTTTAACGCAAATAACGTAGTAGTAAATAATAAACGTGTAGAGGAGCTCCATAAGGCTCCTTTACCTGTCTTAAGTCTTAATAAACCTGAGGTTGAGACTTTGTTAAATTTAATAAGAGAATCTCATTTCAAAGGAGAGCAGGTTCAAAAGATATTTGAATTAGTGCTAAAACTTCAAGACTATTACGTTAAGCTACCCTGATTCTGTGATATTTATATGAAGGAAAGTACTGTAGGCCGAAAGGAAGTAGGCATATACACGGCATAAGTGTATGTATCTAACCACAGTGTAAATTTGTATTACTATGCCGAATTGGAAAAAAGTCATCGTAAGTGGCTCAAATGCCTCTTTAAACTCATTAACAGTAGCTACAAATGTTGTAGCTGAATCATTCACTGGTTCTTTATTTGGAACTGCTGCTTCAGCTTCTGCCGCTTCAGTATTTAATATTTCATCTTCATTATATTCAGCTCAAGGAGCTTTAGCTGGTGTAGGTACAACAACAATTGTCAATATATCCACAGGTTCATTTAGAGCTGGTTTTTTTGATTATGTAGCTTCAAGCGGAAGTAATGCTCGAGCTGGTACAGTGATGTCTGTCTGGGATGGTAGTAATGTAAACTTTACTGATAATTCAACAACAGACATTGGAAGTACTACACTTGTTACAATGAGTGTAGCTTTAAGTGGTGCTAATGCTTTATTAAGAGCAACAATAAATGGAGATACTTGGAATATAAAAACAACTTATAGACTTATTTAAATAAAAATTAATGGCTTTGAATCTTTCAGATATTACCTTTACTTGGCAGTTTAATCCACTTTTTGTTAGCCCTACATCGACTGAACATAATGATGTTGTTACTAAAGTTTTTTACGAACTTAGAGCAACTATAGGGTCTGTTAGTGGATCAGTAGGTGGATTTCAAGAGATACTTCCGATATCACCTTCTGGAAGCTTTATTCCTTTTCAAGACTTAACATCACCTATAATACAGCAGTGGGTTGAATACATGCTAGGAGAAGAGGGTGTAAAAAACCTTAAGACTGACCTTAAAGAAAAGCTTGAAAATAAATTGAATCCTACTTTTGTTATAAAACAATCTCCTTGGATTCTATAGTGATTTATTTAGCTATAAACAAGATTTTAACTATTTATATAATATATTAGCATATATAAAACCCCTACCTTAGGGAAAGTGAACTAAGGGAGATAAACATGGCGAATGAATTTATTGTCCGTAACGGCCTAAAGGCCCTAAATAATTCACAAGTTACAGGATCTCTCTCTATTTCCGGATCACTTGCCGTTCCGGCTATACCTTTAGGTTCAACTGAAACTAATGTAGTAGTAACTGATACGGATGGAACTTTTAAATATAGAACTAATCTTAGTCTCCAAGGTACACAAGGAATTCAAGGTATTCAAGGCAATACCGGTACTCAAGGCATCCAAGGTACGCAAGGCATACAAGGTACTCAAGGAATTCAAGGTATTCAAGGTATTCAAGGTAATAACGGAACCCAAGGTATCCAAGGTACGCAAGGCATACAAGGTACTCAAGGAATTCAAGGTATTCAAGGTAATAACGGAATCCAAGGCATTCAAGGAATACAAGGAACCCAAGGAATACAAGGAACCCAAGGAATACAAGGTAATACAGGAATACAAGGTATACAAGGCATACAAGGAACTACCGGTCCTCAAGGAACTCAGGGCGTTCAGGGCTCAACCGGAACCCAGGGACTACAGGGCATACAAGGTATTCAAGGTACACAAGGAACACAGGGTATTCAAGGAATTCAAGGCTTAACCGGAACCCAAGGAATTCAAGGCGTACAGGGTATTACCGGTCCACAAGGCACGCAAGGTACTCAAGGAATTCAAGGGGTACAAGGCATAATTGGTGCTCAAGGTAGTCAAGGAACACAAGGTATTCAAGGAATACAAGGAATACAAGGAATACAAGGTACACAGGGTACTCAAGGAATACAAGGTACACAAGGCACACAAGGTATTCAAGGAGTGCAAGGAACTACCGGTACACAAGGTACACAAGGAATACAAGGTACACAAGGAATACAAGGCGTACAGGGTATAACCGGTATTCAAGGTATTCAAGGTATACAAGGTATACAAGGTTCTCAAGGCACTCAGGGGATTCAAGGCGTACAAGGTACTCAAGGAATACAAGGAACACAAGGAACACAGGGAACACAAGGTACCCAAGGCATTCAAGGAGTGCAAGGAACTACCGGTACTCAAGGTATTCAAGGTATTACAGGACCACAAGGTATACAAGGTATTCAAGGTATTCAAGGTACACAGGGTATTCAAGGCACGCAAGGTACGCAAGGCATTCAAGGTATACAGGGAATACAAGGTACGCAAGGGACTCAAGGGACTCAAGGAACGCAGGGTATCCAAGGCATACAAGGTACGCAAGGAATACAGGGTATACAGGGGGTACAAGGCATAACTGGAACCCAAGGTATCCAGGGTATTACTGGCCCTCAAGGTACGCAAGGAATCCAAGGTACGCAAGGAATTCAAGGAATTCAAGGGATTCAGGGTACCCAAGGTACACAGGGTATACAAGGCCCCCAGGGTACACAAGGAATACAAGGTATTCAGGGAATTCAAGGTACAACAGGACCGCAAGGTACTCAAGGTACTCAAGGAATTCAAGGGATACAAGGTAACACTGGTACGCAAGGAACCCAGGGAACTCAAGGAATCCAAGGTATACAAGGAATACAAGGTACGCAAGGTACACAGGGAACTCAAGGAACTCAAGGAATACAAGGCATTCAAGGTACACAAGGAATTCAAGGTATTCAAGGTACAACCGGTACACAAGGTATACAAGGCATACAAGGAACTACCGGTCCTCAAGGAACTCAAGGCATCCAAGGTACTCAAGGTACTCAAGGCATCCAAGGCATTCAGGGAATACAAGGTACACAAGGCACAACTGGCGCTCAAGGTATACAAGGTAATACTGGTACTCAAGGAACACAAGGAACACAGGGAACGCAAGGTACGCAAGGTACGCAAGGCATTCAAGGAGTACAAGGCTTAACTGGAACTCAAGGTATCCAAGGTATTACAGGACCGCAAGGTACACAGGGTGTACAAGGTACCCAAGGTATACAGGGTATTCAAGGCACGCAAGGTATACAGGGTATTCAAGGCATACAGGGAATACAAGGTACGCAAGGTACTCAAGGTACAATTGGTACACAAGGTATACAAGGCATACAAGGTACTCAAGGAACACAAGGAATCCAGGGTATACAAGGCACCCAAGGAACTCAAGGAATTCAAGGTATACAAGGTACAACAGGACCTCAAGGTACGCAAGGAACCCAAGGTACTCAAGGGATACAAGGTAATACCGGTACCCAAGGAACACAAGGAACACAAGGAACCCAAGGTATCCAAGGCAATACCGGTATCCAAGGTATCCAAGGTATTCAAGGTATACAAGGAACTACTGGACCTCAAGGAACACAAGGAACACAAGGTATCCAAGGTATTCAAGGTATACAAGGAACTACTGGACCTCAAGGAACACAGGGAACACAAGGAACAACTGGTACGCAGGGCATTCAAGGCGTAACTGGTCCTCAAGGTACTCAAGGCATACAAGGTATTCAAGGAACACAAGGTACTACTGGTGCACAAGGAATTCAAGGTATACAAGGTATAACTGGCCCTACTGGACCAACGGGACCTCAAGGTACGCAAGGTATACAGGGTATTCAAGGTATAACTGGAACTCAAGGAACAACAGGACCTCAAGGTACACAAGGCATTCAAGGAATACAAGGTATTCAAGGTACTACCGGTCCTCAGGGTACACAAGGTACTACCGGTGCTCAGGGTATTCAAGGTATCCAGGGTATAACCGGACCTACCGGACCAACCGGACCGCAAGGTATTCAAGGCGTAACTGGTCCTCAAGGTACACAAGGCATTCAGGGTATCCAAGGAATTCAAGGTAGGCAAGGTACTACAGGAGCCCAAGGTATACAAGGCGTAACTGGCCCTCAAGGAACACAGGGAACGCAAGGTACCACTGGTGCACAAGGAATTCAGGGAATACAAGGTATAACTGGACCTACTGGACCGACAGGTCCGCAAGGTACGACTGGTGCTCAAGGCATACAAGGTATAACAGGTCCTACAGGACCTACCGGCCCGCAAGGAACTACTGGCGCAACAGGAGCTCAAGGTATTCAAGGTATAACAGGTCCTACAGGACCAACAGGTCCGCAAGGTACGACTGGTGCTCAAGGTATTCAAGGAATAACAGGACCTACTGGACCGACAGGTCCGCAAGGTACGACTGGTGCTCAAGGTATTCAAGGTATAACTGGACCTACTGGACCGACAGGTCCGCAAGGTACGACTGGTGCTCAAGGCATACAAGGTATAACAGGTCCTACAGGACCGACAGGTCCGCAAGGGGCTACCGGTACTCAAGGTACTCAAGGTATTCAAGGTGCTACAGGACAAAAAGGAGGAGTACCTTATAATTTCTCTACAAACACAGCTGATTCTGACCCAGGAGCTGGAATATTAAAATATAATAGTGGTACAATTAGTTCAGTAACAGCTATTTTTATAGATAATGTTGATCAATTAGGTAATTCTCAAACTGCTTGGTATGATACTTGGGATGACTCAACAACAACCTCAGCAAGAGGTGTTATTACTATATATAGCAGGGATACAGGTACAGTTGTTAATCAATTCCAAGTAACAGGAGCAGTAACTGCTGATTCAGGTTATTATGAAATCCCTGTTTCTTATATTAGTGGTACTTTAGCATCTAATGGAGCTTTACTAGCAGTTCAATTTAGTAGAACAGGTAATATAGGTGTCCAAGGTACTCAAGGTATAACAGGACCAACAGGACCTACAGGTCCGCAAGGTACGACTGGTGCTCAAGGCATACAAGGTATAACAGGTCCTACTGGACCGACAGGTCCACAAGGAGCCACTGGTGCTCAAGGCATACAAGGTATAACAGGTCCTACAGGACCGACAGGTCCGCAAGGTACGACTGGTGCTCAAGGCATACAAGGTATAACAGGTCCTACAGGACCGACAGGTCCGCAAGGTACGACTGGTGCTCAAGGCATACAAGGTATAACAGGTCCTACAGGACCTACCGGCCCGCAAGGTACGACTGGTGCTCAAGGAATACAAGGTATAACTGGACCTACTGGCCCAACAGGACCACAAGGTACGACCGGTGCTCAAGGTATTCAAGGTAGACAAGGTATAACTGGACCTACTGGACCGACAGGTCCACAAGGAGCCACTGGTGCTCAAGGCATACAAGGTATAACAGGTCCTACAGGACCGACAGGTCCGCAAGGTACAACAGGAGGAACAGGAGGAGCTGGCCCAACAGGACCACAAGGTACAACAGGAGGAACAGGAGGAGCTGGCCCAACAGGACCACAAGGTACAACAGGAGGAACAGGAGGAGCTGGCCCAACAGGCCCGCAAGGTACAACAGGAGGAACAGGAGGAGCTGGCCCAACAGGACCACAGGGTACAACAGGAGGAACAGGATCACCAGGAGGAACAGGGCCACAAGGTACGACCGGTGCTCAAGGTATTCAAGGTAGACAAGGTATCACTGGCCCAACAGGCCCGCAAGGTACAACAGGGGGAACAGGATCACCAGGAGGAACAGGCCCGCAAGGTACAACAGGAGGAACAGGATCACCAGGAGGAACAGGCCCGCAAGGTACAACAGGAGGAACAGGATCACCAGGAGGAACAGGACCACAAGGTACAACAGGAGGAACAGGACCACAAGGTACAACAGGAGGAACAGGGCCACAAGGTACAACAGGAGG